CCACCACTACTTGACTTCGTGTAATAATGACTCATGTAAACACCTGTATTGCTAAATTACTTGCTGCACCACTCGCTATGGCATTTACAGCACTTGCTACTGTAATAGGCCCATCAATAATTAACTTCTCTTGTGTCGCTAAAACAATACCACTATTCAATGCAGCAGTGTTGTCAAAAGCTATACAAATAGTATTCCCACTCGTATTACAGAAGCTCATTTTAACATAATTACCAGCAGCAATTCCTAAAGACGCACTACTCGTTCCAACACTTGCGCTCGTAGGAGCCTGACCAGTGCTTGTTGCTAGAACAACAGGCAAGCTGTTTGCCATTGTGTCCTCTCCAGCAACATCCCCGATGTCACCTATAGCCGTTAGCAAACTACCAGAGGGAGTCACCTTTACATTGTAATAGGTGCCCCCTCCCGTAGAACTTCTCCCAGCTATGACACTTCTATTAAGAGCAGCTAATGTATTGTCAGTTAGTGTGGTAGTCAGCTTTTCTAAATTGGTAGTAGTACCACCAGCTATACAAGCAGTATATAGAATGAGATTGGTAGCATCTCCTCCCGTCTTTGCCACCTCAACTGTCACTGGCAAGTTGGGACTAGCCAAGGATGGATCAAGTTGTAGGTTAGGGAATCGTAACGTGTGGAAAGTTATCCATTCACTGTCAGGAGAAAACACTTGATACTCAACAGGGCCACTCCCTAACCATGCCCATCGTATTCTGTATAAATTACTTTTTGTGAAGTCTATGGCTTCTGGAGTACCTGCACGTTTGAAGTTGCTACTTGCGCTTCCGTCTAATGGATCGCCGTTAAAACTTCCATAAGCAACTGAAGTATCACTAGCAGAAAAACGCCTTGTAACATTAAAGGTAAGACCTTCATAGCCTAAAAAGAATCCATTATTAGCATCAAATAAACCAATTCTCTGTACACCGTTACCATCAGTCGGTGTAGTAAATGCAGCAGTAAAATATACATACTGCTCAAAACTCGGTCTATAATAAACTTTGTTTACACTTACACCTGAAACAGACGTAGTAGAAGAAGTACTAGAACTATATAAAGCATGACCATTAGTGATTGTAGCACTTGCACCTCCTGTAGCGGTATTCGTTATTACAGCACTGTTAAAACTCGTATCAAAAGCTAATTCAACTTGGTTAGTTCGTTGTCCTGTCGTTTGTAGACCTAAAACGTCTGTACTATTACCGCCACCTCCACCGCCACCTTGTGCAGCTAAGATTGCTTGTAAAGTTGTCTCACTTGCAAAATCAGGAACCGTAAGATTTTCAGCACCTGCACCTCCATAATCTACTACTACAACCTGTGCTTGCTCGCCTCCCTTTTCAACACTCCGCACTGGAATGTCATCATTACTACTTGTAGGTGAGTTGGATACTGTTACGTTGTCAGTCACTCTTATTCCTCATCCTCTACTGTTTCAATCTCTACCGTTGTCTCTCCAGCTTCGTTCGTTTCCATCTTACCAATTTTTTTACTCGTCTTTGGTATAATGTTGTTAATCACAATCGGTTGTTGTTCAGCTTTAGGCGTTGTGGCTTCTGTTACCGTTTGCTGTTGAGTCTGCATTGCAAGTCTGATCTTTTCAAGCTCTTGCTCTTGATTCAAACGCCGTTCCTCTAACAGCTTTTCAGACTCTTTCATTCTGACTGCCATGTTTTCCAGTTCGAGTCTCTGTAGATCAATGAGTTGCTCCACACGCTGTGCTTCACGCTTTGCTTCTGTTGAATCCACTTTAACTGCCGTCTCAGCTTGTATACGCGCTGTTTCAAGCTGTATCCGCTGCTGCTCAAGCTGGAGCTTTTGTGCGTCCACTTGTGATTTTTGTGCTGCAAGGTACTCATCTACGCTCGCCTTCTTAAAAGCTATCTCTACTTCAGCTTGTGCTTGTGTCATTCTTGTTTGTGCATCAGCTTGCGCCATGTACATCTTTTGATTGGACTCTTGAGCTTCCATTTGGATGCGAGTCATCTCAGTTTGATACTTCATCTGTGAGGCTTCACGCTGTTGCTCTACCTGCATTGCAAGTGGATCTGGTGGAGCCTGTTGTGCTTGCTGTTGTTTTATTTGTACTACTTGACTGAGATCGGCTAATGCTTTCTGGTAACACGCATCAAGCTCTTTACCACCTTTGAACCTTCGTACCAGATTCTGCATGAGTTCCATAGAGAATGTAGTTAGAGAAGGATACTCATTGATTAGTGCTCCCATCTGCTGAAAGAATTGACCAGAAGTAGTAAGAAGGTCTAGCCCGTCTTGCTTCTCTTGCGCCTGGTCTAGTGCAACCATCGAGTCTGTTGCAATGTTAATTCTGTATACACGCTCCTCAGTGTCTTTAATTACTTCTGCAATCTGTTGCTTCATTTGCTCAGCAACAATCATAGGTAGCTGTGGGTTCTCTTCTGTCGGCTCAGGTAGGTAAGGCCGTACAATAGAGTCTACATCTGCAACCTCAAAGATTGTTTCCATACTAAACTGTTCAGCAATAATAGTGCCGAGTTTGTTCACTGCATCAGAGATAAACTTTGCAAACTGGTTTTGCCGAACAATAAGACCAAGGCTTGACCATTGGTTTTCTAGCCTATTAGCCGTTGCAGTCTTGTATTGTGCGCTTGAACCTCTGAGAAGGTCAGATACTTTTAGTGTTTCATAGAGCTGTGCGAGAGCTTCGCCTCGTGCAGACTGTAGAACGCTTAGAGTTTCTACATACGGTCGAATGTCATGGTACTCAATCCCGTTAGCCTGACCGCCTCTACCTTTATAGTTAGGCCAGTTCATAACAGGGATGAATTTTAAGTCACCTTGCATGAGCTGCTCTACCTGGTCACCCATTGTAGCATCGTATAGAGCATTGGTACGGATTGCTTGTACAGTTGCAGCAATCCTTGTTGTCATGCGCTCAATCTGTAGTATCTGGTCACGGCAATGAGTGTAGTCAGATACAGGGATAACTGAGTCAGGGTCTATAGACTGATTGATAGTAGAACAAGGCCAAAAGTGCTCATACCTAATAGGAACATCACCTTCTTCTAGTACCGACTTGTCACCTTTCTTCTGGAGCCAGTAGAGCTTGTCTGTTTCTTGGCACCATATCTCAAACAATTCAGCTTTCCCTTCATACTTCTCGGTTGTTTGATAAAGGTTTTTCTTGAGGGCATCAGGGTAAGAGTCGTATGACAGTTTACGTGCTGTCTCTTCACCGAACTGCTCAGTAGCTTCTTTCTTGCTCAAGAACGCTCGTCTAGCTTTCCACTCTATTTCAGCTTCGTTACGTGCATCAGATTGCAAGAAGTCGCAATATTGAATGTTATCGAGTACTGCTCGCTCTTTCGCTTTTACTTCAATCTCCATCATACCAAGTATGACACCTTCTGGAGTTGTCCGTAGTGTGGACTCGTCACCTGTAAAAGGATTACCTTGTGCATCGACTAAGCCGTCTGGTGTCTGTAGTAGAGCAAACTCGACCTGTTCTACTTGGAATTCAGCTTCGTACCTTGCCCAGAGACAAGCCCTCCCAGTCAGCAAAAATTGCAGTGCAGCATTGTAACCTGTAAGGTCAAAATCAAAATGCTCGTCCATTGCATACTGAGTGTTACGCTCAAGAACTACTGCACCTGCTTCGTACTGTAGACCACCTACACGTTTACGGAGTTGTACTTCACATTTTGGTGTGGATGAGTAGTAGGCTGGAAGAAGTGTATTGACAATGTACCACCAAACATTCAAACGTCGTTCTGTGTCTGGTAATTCTCTTTTACCTTTATAACTTTGGATACTTTCTTTCGACTGTTCTACAAACTTCTCTTGTAGGTTTTCGCTCATGGTTAGCTGTGAGTGCCACCAACCACCTGTATATTTTCTTTTCATAATTTAGGAGCCTTCTGTTTGCGTCGAACCTCATTTACATAGAGCTGTAGCTTCACTCTACCCTTTTCGATGCTTTTAACAGCAGGTTTCTCATACTCAGACTGCATTAAGCGTTCTTTACAGAGATAACGTAAGGCATCAGCAGCATGGTCATCACCCGTCGTATCAGCATCCTCGTGATTCTTTTGACAAAGTTGTAGTGCTGGAAGGGATTCTATCAGATACGGGCAAGCAGTTGAAATATATAAAAGTGGTGGGTCAGCCTGGAGCCTTTGGCGTATCTGTGACCAACCAGAGACTCTATCATTATCAGCCCTACGGAAAGAAGGATGTTTATACTTCGCAAACACCGCATTTAACTGGTCATTAATGGAAGGCCCTCCATCTGTCTTAAAGATAGAAGGGTCTGCTACTGCAATCGGGTCTTCTCCTACAGACAAGCTGGCAATCCGTTCAGCTTGTTCCTTGTTGTCAATCTGCGTTCCATGAAGTTCTCGATAGATTACTATGGCTCCTCGTGGGATCTCGACTTCTCCCCCGTCATCGCCCTTTCCAGAACATACTGCCCCCCAGACAGCAGCAAAAGGCGATCTATATCCCCAGTCGTACCCCAAATACCTTGGCCAATGCTTAGGGATAGTAAAAGGGTTAATGATGTGCTTGGTAGAAAACTCAGGGAAGTATGAGCCCTCGTGAATCTCAAAGTCACCTTCTAACCATGCTCTAACCAGCTCAGGGCTACCTACCATGTGGAGTCGGTCAATATACTCAGGGTCATTGTGTAACAGTATTTTATTATCCTGTACCCGACTCGGAATGTATATATACGGCACTTCCTTTCCTGTGCCGATTTTCCATTTGAGAAGCTCCCACCCTTTAGGAGCTGGCTTGATGAACTTCTCTTTGAGCCACCAGTGTCCAGGGCCTCCAGGGTTAAAGGTGAGTATCATCTGAATCTCTGTACCCCGTAGAGCACCAAAGAGCTTAAATATTGGGTCAGGTGAGGGGTAGTTCCCTGCTTCTTCTATAGCTGCATCAGATAGGTTTTGCCCTTGGTACTTCTCAGCATCTGAGTTATTGGCAAGTGGTCTAAAACGTAGCCTTCCACCTCCTGCAAAGGTAAACTGCTTCTTTTGATCGTTGTAGTGAGCTTCTAGGGGTAGGTATATCTGCTTGGCTCTTTCGATAAGGTCATCTGCCTGTGGGAGTTCCTTTCGGAAGAATATGCCATTAAACTTCTCTCCCATCGTCTCAGCTTTGATAGCGAACTTACCGAGAACGCCGTCTGTCTTGCCTCCACCCCTAGCTCCTCCATAACCTATAAGAGGTAGTGGGCAGTCAATAAGTGCTTGCTGTGGTCCTTCCTGTGGTGCCCATACGATGTTTTGTTCAGGCTTTGTCATCGGGTAGCTCAGGCATCAGATCAATGCCTCCTGTTTTTCTGGGTCAAAATTCATCCATACAACTTCAGTGCGGCTGGTCTTGTCTTTTGACGCTGTACAAACCGCTTTAAATTCGTGTTTTATCCAGTTATCTGGAAAAGCGCATTTTTCTTGATTGTAATTAGAAAGAATAAATTTTCCTTTCACCGTTGCAAGTAAATCGATCAACTCTTGAAAGTCTTCTATGGTGTAGCCGCTATAGTGCCCTTGTTCGGCTTCTGGATAAGGCGGATCAATATAGAAAAACGTATTCTCATGATCTCGCTGTTGAATGACTTTAAGCGCGTCTGTGCATGATATAGAAACGTCTCTAAACCGCTCATGTAATGCTTCTAATCTCGCTGTGTGATTCCACCACGTAGCGCCCTGATTTCTCGCTGGAGTTCCTTTCGTACGCGCCCAGCCTCCGTTTATGACATTTGAAAAACTTTGTTGAATATTTACATAATAAGCCCACGCGAGATCGACGCTAGTATATGCCACTGATCCCGCTTGGTGGTCTTTCATAATATCCTTTGCGAGTCGGGATTCTGCCTCGCTGTGAAGCGTCCATACTATACGCTGATAGAGTTCCCCGAAATTGTTTTGGAAACATCGGTAAAAATTTATCAAACGCTCGTCTTTATCGTTTATAATTTCATGCCCATAGTCACTATTTGAAACCTTTGGCTTTCCCTTGGCGAAAAATACCGCACCACCACCGAAGAACGGCTCAACGTACATCAGGTGATGCGGTATCAAGGGCACGATCTTGGATGCCATGCGCTGCTTACCACCGTAATATGAAATTATTGGTTTCATAAAAAAACGAGGGAGCCTAAGCCCCCCCCCTACAGTTTAGCCTGGCATTATAGCTCCTAACAGTCCCATTATTGTAGCCAAGTGTAGCAGTCCTATCCCTGCCAACATGTTAATCCCTACAGTGAGTAGTCTTTCTAAAATCATTTTGCCCCCTTCGCGTTTACTACGTTGAACCGCTTAATTTCTAGCCTCTGCTGCTGTGTATTCCAGTAGCTATCAGCCTTATTTGGTTCAGCTTTACCTGTAACGACTAGCCCGTTCATAGCTTCTCCAAAGGCTCTAAGCCCTTCAGCATCGCTATTGAGCATAAATCGCCCAGATTCGGCTCCTGCGAAGAGGTTTTCTCCAGTAAGGGTACAACCTACCCCCGTCAGACAAAACGCCCCTACGAGGCATATCATTAGCTTTTTCATACGTTCTCCTTTCGTTTGTTAAAACCCTTATCACCTCGACCACGACCACGACTTCCACAACGACCCCGACCACGACCACGACCACAACGACCTCGACCACGACCACGACTTCCACCCCGACCCCGACGACGACCCCGACCACTTCAGTGCTTGGTCTTGTGCAGTTCTCATTATTGCTGCCGTCATATCACCTCGACCTCGACCACGACCGCAACCCCGACCTCGACCACGACCCCGACGACGACCAAGACCTCGACTTCCACCCCGACCCCGACGACGACCAAGACCCCGACCGCGACCACGACAACGACCGTTCGTAACTAAGCCTTAAATGCGCTGCTGTCATATCTGAGTTCTCGGAAGTTCGTGGTTCCATTCAAAAATATCAACCACCGCACCGAGTGATACGCGCACGAGTCCCTCAACTGGCTCAACCTCCGAAAGATTCCCAGTTTTGAGCGCATCGCTGAATCGTCCAGTGTCAGCAATCCAAGCTGCATCAGATAGCGTTACAAATTTATCTGAAACCGCTACCACCTTGCCTGTGTGATACATCGTTACAGTACGAATAAATACGTTTTCACCTATTAGCTCCTTCATACGTTCTCCTTTCGTTTTTTTAGTTGAATAACCTTTGCTCTAATCTCAGGTGGGTAGACAACATGCCCTTTAAGAGCTTTCGCCTCCCTCCTCAGCTTCTTGATAGCTCTCGCTTCCGCTAAGAGCTTCCTGACTATCAGCTTCCTGCTGGCTGGATGTGGAATTACGTTCATCTGCGATCCTTTCGTTTTGTTTACTGCTTCGTTTGATGAAGTCATCGAGTGCCATCTCGACAAATGCGCTCAAACTTAGCTTTCGTCTCTTGAGTTCTGGAAGTGCTTTCACCCATAGCTCAAAATCAATATTTACGTTCGTGTTCTTCTTTTGATTCCTTTCCATAAAAGAAGTATCACATATATCGACAATAACGGCAAGGAATTTAGCCCAAAGTGTATACTTTTCGGTGAAATTTCCCAACTTAGGCAAACTGTTTACTCATCTACCCTTATATTTGAGTACAGCTTTTTTTATGTTGTATAAAGTTTTCCCCCTAAAAAAGCCTACATAGTATACACTTTGGGTACTTTCTTTAATGATATTCAATTGTTATCGGTGTACCCTTTTGCCTAAAAAGTATACACTTGCTATACACCAAAGGGTACACCGCTTTTTGCTCAAACTACACCAGTGTACCCCAAAGTGTAGGCTTTTTGCCCCAAAGGGTACACCGCACTTTTTTGTACCTGTATTCGTCATTTTTTGTATTTTTCTTTGAAGTATTTTACGCCTGAATTTGTCCTCACACCGTACCCTTTTCGCTTCACAATGTTTCTTACTGTCTGGATGGTGTGTCCCGTTTCCCTGCTCAAGTCCTTCCAGATTTGACCCATCTCGGTGCTAAGGGCTGCCATTTGTTCGTTATGGTCGTGCCAGTCGATGTTAACGTCCTGCCTACATAGCCTTAAATACGTCCCACACACCTCCTCTTCGATATCTAGCGGTGCCAGTTCAGCATTAGTAGCCTCTATTGCTGCCTGTGTCTCAGGAGCTATCTGGTAGCCTCTAGTACAGAGGTATCTCATCTCTGCTAGTACCTGCTTGGACTCACCCATAGGATACCTTCGCCTGATAGTTTCTACTGGTAGGATGATAAACCGCCTGTTGCTGCCAGGCTCTCTAAGAAGGTCTGCTGTGTTACATGACCCGATGAAGCTGGCTCTGTTTTTCCTACGTTCTGCTTTTCGCTCATACGCGCCCCTAAACGTGAAGGAGTCGCCTGTAATGATGCTTTTAATGAGCCCTGAGTCCTGCTTATGGGTTCGGTCAAACTCTTCAATATGAACGCACAGGGTGCTTGTAATGAGGTTTAGAGTATCGCTTTCGTTAGCTTGTACTGTGAAACCTGTAAATAGGTGCTCTAGTCCTCCTACAAGGTGTTTGATGAATGTATCCTTACCTAGCCCCTGAGCCCCTAGTAAGATGATGATTCGATTTTGAATCGTTGGGTCTGAACATCTCGCCCACATGGTAGCCCCCCAACTCTTTAGGATGTCTGTGACCATCTCAGGAGTATATCCTTCCACCTCCAGACACTCACCAAAGACCTGTAGCCTTTCCAGCCCGTCCCATTTTGGGATGTCTACCATTAAACTGGCTTTCGTGTGGTAAGTTAGGCTGTGGATATGATCTTCTGCTGCTGATACACTCCACTCAGCCCCAAGATCCCTGATTTTGCTCCGTATCCTGCCGAGATTCAGGCTGCTTAGGAGTGGTGTCCACCTACATCTCACTTTGTCGTATACGTGCAAGTCTTCTGTAAATAAATCCCTTTTAACTTCTCCGAACAGCTCTTGAACGAGAGCTATATAATCGTTCCGAACCTTCTTCTCTATCTTTTTGGCATATCCCATGTTAAAATGTCCTTATCCCGCGTTTTCATACGTGTGATCCTTTTTGTTACCTCACCCCGAAAGGGGTGAGGGTTTTTCCCACTAGCTAGAATGAAAAGTCGTCATCCTCGAACGAGATGTCCTCTTCAATAAGCTCCACGACTGGTTCAGGTTTAGGCTCAGGTTTCTTCTTTTTAGAATTTAACCACGTTCCATTTTCATCACACTGTTGCCCAGATAGCTCAGGCAGTTCTTGTGTGAGTGTCCAGCATTTACCCGATGCGTTCCACTTCCCACCAGCGTCTTTTATGATCTGCTTTAGTTGAGTAAAGTTCTCCATCTTGGGATAAATCTTATAGTGATATACCCCTTCAGGAGTTTCAGGCTCTACCTCAGTCTCAGCAATATACACTTCAGGCTTTGGTGCCTGTGTTTGTGGTGCTGGCTGTTGTCTTGCCTGTGGAACGTCAAACTCGGCTGGCATCTCTTCAGCCGTGTACAGCCCGTTTAGCTCCTGTGGAAACGCTTCTCTGAGTGCTATGCTTTTAGCTACTTTGGTGAGCATAACCCTCGGCATCTTTCGCCAGATAGGAGTCTGTCCCCCATATTCTTTCATGAGTGCGACCCCTTCCGATGGAATACTCCGATCCTTGCGGTATACCCTACACACTGCTCGTGTCGGGTTTTCGTCGTTATCGACCTCTGTTTCCATCCCGTCGAATTGTGGGTGATTGTTAGCAATCGCCAAGAATCCGTTGATTCCCGTCATCACTTGAAGCCGTCCACCTGCTTTAATTGCCCATACTTCTTTTTTGAAGGGGTTCAATCCTGTGCTTTTACAGTGCTCAGCAAATAGCCGAAATTCAGGTTCATTCAATCCTTGCGCTACTGTTGCTTTTAGCGTGTGAATCATTTGTGCATTGTTGTAATCAATTATTTCATTGCTCATTATCATTTTCCTTTTTGTTTTTTAGTTCGTTAATTAAAAGCTCCTGCTGGATCATGGTGTTGACCCACCTGGAAAAATTTGTGCTTTTTGCTTTTAGTATTCCGACAAGCTCTGAGTAGTCACCGATAGGTACATATACAGTAGCTTTGTGGATTACTTCATCATCTTTAGGTTTTAATAGTTTCATGCTGTGTTTTCCTTTTCTATTTTGTAAATATGTAAGTCTTTGATTGTATCAATAGCCTCCCACGGCGTAAATGCGGAACCGTCTTCATAAGCTGAATACATCAAAGTTATACAATACTGATAGTCCTCCCGACTAATAAACCTTTCTGCTACCAGCTCGAAAAAGTGTGGCGGAAAAGCGAACTTAAAATCGTGAATTGTTAGCTCCATCATTTGACCCCCATGTTTAGCTTCTCAATCATCTTTACACCTGCTATCTCAGCACCGATTTTTAGATCATCGAGTAGTGCTTTTTTATCAGGTTCAATCGTAGTTTTTACACGCTGATAAATCTCAGCAAGTTCACTTGGATCAATTCCGATTTCTACGGATTGCGATTTTCGCCACGTTATTTTGTGCCGAGTCGATTCGTACTTTTCCCTTTCTTCTAACTGGCTCTGGAGATAGGCTTGCAGATTATCTGCTTTTCGTTCGTATCCCTTTGACCGTTCGCTCAGATTACGTGCTTCAGCCTTACAACCTTCAGCCATATGCCTGAGATGTTTTATCATCGAACAAACGTTTTCTATTTTCTCAGCACGTTCTAATGCGAGTGCTTCCCACGTGTCCCGAAGTGTTTGTTCGTCCAGTTCGTGTTCTATTTCTGCTAGTTCTAAGAGTTCTAAATTTATGTCGTATAATGATCCCATATTGTGTCCTCTTTTATGTTAGTGGTTAGCGTATCCGCAACCATAAAATTTTCCGATCTTTCCACCTTTATCGTGAAAAATTCTACCGTATTGATCGATCCACCGACCGTTGTTGGTTTTGCAAAACCGTAAACCGTTCTGCTCTATCAATACTCTCGTGACTGCATGTTCCATGTTGTGTGCTCCTTTATGTTGTTTAGGGGAATTGCTTCCCCGTTCGTTAAGTTATAGTTTCGATTGATATCTTTCTCTGTGTTTTTCGATGTGGCGGATCGCACCTTTTAGCGTCTTAAAAGGGTTGGAGTCTCTGATAATGATCGGACACCAACCGCCACAAGTAGCTTTGACCACATAGCGAGGCCAGAATGATCCTAAGCCGTTTTTTGTAATGTAATATGCAGAAGTATCACTGATCCAGCTTTGTTCCGTGTATTCACCGCCGAGTAAAATGTTTCGCAATTCCTGATCGTTGGTTTCAAAATTAAATAGCATGTTGGTTTTCCCTTTTTGTTATGGGGGATTGCTCCCCCGTTGGTACTATCGCTTAGGTATACCAATGTAATTTTTTACATAGTGGTATAAAACTGGATTTTCTCCAGTTGAACCTAACTTTCTTAAAAGAGTTTCTTTATTTGCTTGCACGTTTTTTAGTGCTTTTAATTGTTCGGGTAAATTGGGCATTAAATATGCTTCCTGATAGGCTAATTCGAGAGCCTTAACTATCTTTCCCAACACTTCATTGATCTCAATCCACTCAACCCACCTTTTTTTAATACGCTTGCTGAATTCAGGTTTTCGCTCACCAATTAGTTTTTTATGCGTTCCTAAGTAATACATATTGTGCGCTCCTTTTATGTTGTTTTTACAGTTTACCAGTTTTACCCGTTACTGGCAAGAGTTAAGGATGTTTTTTTCTTGCTCGCTAAAACGATGTTCCCGAACGTTCCTGTGATTGCCGAGAAAACTATTTGGCGCGATATTTGCTCCGATCATGTATTGCAATGCTTGATCGCCATGTGAGAGATAGCCTAAGAAATCTTTCCCTCGGATTGCACCCCGTTCGTATTTAACGGGATACTTTTTGAAGCCGATTCGCACGATCAACTGACCGCCGTGTTTTGTGAGTTTCATTTTGTCTTCCTATATTGCTTACTCTGTCATTTCTTCAAATACCGCATGAACCGTCCCGAAAGTGCCAGCAATCTGCGAAAACATTGAAGCATAATCTGCGTTATAGTGTCGGGACAGTATCTGAGCCAAGCTGTGTGTAGTGGTTCCATGTTCGTATTCCTTTTCGGTATCAACCGGATTACATCCGGAAGGGGGAGTGTATCTCCACCTCATAAAGCCAGTTTACAGGTATTATGTATAAACGGCAATAGTAGGATGCATCTTGAGGTGTTTTTTTTTCGATATTTTTGAAAAACTGCTATCGTGTATTCAAATAAGTAAGGATTATATCACTACGTAAAGATTTCATAGCTATGACTCAGAAGAAACGTAGGGGAAGGCCCCGTAAAAAACCAGATCAACCCGCTAAGATCAACGCCATGAGTGAGGAAAGTATAAGGAAAGCAAAGGCTCAAAAACTCCTATTACCTCACGAATTGTTACTGCTTTGGAGTAACGGTATAGCGTTTGGCGGGCTCAACCCTACGGAAGCCCAACAGATTTACGCAGCTGTGGCTGCTGCACCTTATTACGCGCCGAAACTGGCGAACGTCCAAGTCAAACAGGACGTTAGAGTGAGAGCGGTAGTATCAGCGCAGCCTATGACGCAGCAGCAGTGGGAGGCTAAGTATCTGGAATCACAAGAGAAACCAGTAGATCCCGATGCTGTTACATCCACGGGGGGGGCTTCCCCCGTGGTAGGTACTCTGGGAGAGATAAAAAGTCACGGGCTGGAAAAAGTGATGGGGGGGGGTGGTGACCTAGCAGTACCAGCGGATTATGAGCTTGTCAGCGATAAACAGAGCCAGGATAAGTGAAACCAGGGGCTTAGGTCAATATTGATTGACCGATAAGGAGACTTATCGGTCATTTTGGAAACATGCAAGTTTCATGCCAACCCCAAAATCTCAGAAAAAAAACCAAAACGCTGGGACTCCTATAGCTATATATCCCTCTCCACACCGCATCCCATTTTAAGTGTTTTTTGCTTTATAACAGGTTTGGTTGTATTTCTGGGTTGAAATTCATCCATAAAACCTCGGTGCGCTTTCCTCGCGCCTCTATCTTTCTTGCTGCCGATGAAAATGCTTCGATGTCTTTTCTGATCCAAACATCAGGAAAAGTATTTTCTGGCTGCGGATAGTTTGAAAGAATGAACTTGCCTTTTATTGTTGCAAGCAGGTCGATCAAGTCTTGAAAGTCCTTTGTTGAATAGCCTGAGTAGTGCCCTTGGTCTACGTTCGGATACGGCGGATCGCAGTAAAAGAAAGCCGTTTCAGAATCTCGTTGCTGAATAACTGTCAGCGCATCGGTGCATGATATTGTTACTTTTTTGAATCGGTAAAATAGCTCTTCCAGCCTTGCTGTTTTATTTGTCCAAGCTGCGCCTTCATTTTTATCTGGTGTTTTTCTAATTCGTTGCCAACCTCCGTTTAGCTTACTTGCAAAACTTTGCTGAATGTTCACGTAATAAGCCCATGCAAGTTCTAAATCAGAATGAGATTGAGGCTCTTTCATTATCTCTTTTGCGCGTCGATATTCTGCTTCGCTGTGCGGAGTAAAGGCTATTCGTTGATATAGTTCCCCGAAGTTTGTCTGGAACTGACGATAGAAGTTTATTAGCATTTCGTCTTTGTCGTTTATGACTTCATGATAATGTGTATCGCTTGTTACCTTTGGCAGCCCCTTGGCGAACATGACTGCACCGCCACCAAAAAACGGCTCGACATACATCTGGTGGTCTGGAATGAGCTTAACGATATGATGCGCCATTTTTTGTTTCCCGCCGTAGTAAGAAATGATTGGTTTGATAGTGATTCTCCTTGTTTGTTTTTGCGGAGTTTAGCATTAAAATATAGGTACAAGCTATAATTATGTCGGAGGTGGGTATTATGCCGTTGACGAAGAAGGGGATGAAGATACGTGGTGCTATGGAGAAGTATTACGGGAAGAAGAAGGGGAAGGCTGTTTTTTATGCATCTGAGAACAAGGGTTCGCTAGGAAAGGGTGTAGTAAAGGAATCCCGAAGGGGCACCCCCAAATCTGAGAAAAAGGAGTATTAGATGGCTAAGGTTAGGGAGTCACTGGACAAAAATTATCGAAAGCTGAACAAGCCGTTTCGTACCCCTGACGGGCCGAAGAAGTTTAGTGTGTATGTGAAGAATGACAAGGGTAACGTAGTCAAGGTGAATTTTGGAGATCCGAACATGGAGATCAAACGGGATTCTCCTGAGCGTCGAAAATCGTTTCGTGCTCGGCATAAGTGTGCTAATCCTGGGCCTAAGTGGAAGGCTCGGTATTGGAGTTGTCGGATGTGGTCTGACAAATCTGTGAGCGACATGACTGATTAGTTGATTATGGGGTAAGTAGTGAAGTGGATAGGCATAGACCCTGGGAAGAGTGGTGGCATAGGGATTATTAGTGACGAAGGTGACTATGCCATTAAGATGCCTGAGACTGAGCGAGACTTGTTTGAGTATTTAAGTGACAACAAGGAGGATGCTTTTTGTTTGATTGAGAAGGTACATGCCATGCCTGGGCAGGGTGTTACCAGCATGTTCAATTTTGGCATGAGCTATGGTGGGTTACGAATGGCGATAGTTGGGAATGGGATACCATTTGAGACGGTTACGCCGCAGAAGTGGCAAAAGACGTTAGGGTGTATGACGAAGGGGGACAAGAATGTATCGAAGCGGAAAGCGCAGGAGTTATTCCCTAAGATAAAGATTACTCATGCCATAGCGGATAGTTTATTGATAGCGCATTATGCGAAGTATTATCACAATGAACGTGGTCAAAAGACACTATTAGAGATGTTTGATGCGTTATGAAGCGCAAACGGTATGTAGATGTGAGCACCATCATAGAACCGAGTTATTACAAGCAGTATGTACCTGAGCACAAGTTATGGTGGAGTGTTCTGAAGAGAGCGATAGTAGACTACATCAATTTTTTTGATTATGCCTCGCACAATTTAATGGCAAAAGATATAGGCAGACGTATGCGAAAGAACATGCAGCGTCAGATGCGCGAGGAGTTATGGGCGTTGAATTGGTTTTTCTATGAGCGTGAAATATTACCGTACAATTTAACGTGGATAGCGGATATGTGTTTTCAGGATATTGACATTTTGCACAATGTACGTCGTGAGTTATTGCAGATACACATAGGACACATGAAAGAGTATATGGACTGTCCTGAAATGAAATTTTTGTTAGAGGATTATTTTGACATGGAGGGGCGTTAAGCCCCATTTGTCTTTAGAGTCCTAGAAATGGTTTGATGAAGTCTACAATAGCAGCAGCAAATTGAGGCATCCCCATAACTTCTAGAAACTGTGTCACAAACGCAATGAGCCCTACGGCACCTGCGAGTTTGAGTTTTTCTTTAGTGAACATATTCTATCTCCTTTAGTGTATTATTTATTTGTTCTCGATCATATTCCGAGACTGTTATAGTTCGTTGAGAAGGCGGAAGGCTGTTAGCAGAATTGCCCAAAAGCCCATTGAATGATGCTTTCCAGAGATAAATAATTCTTGCTCCTTGTAGTCCGTTGGTGATTCTACTAAGCACATCTTCTCTCGTATATTGATACGGTAGCCCCCAGAGGTTTCCTCCGAGACTAAGATCGTACCCATCGTTTGACCATCCGAGACTTGTATTGATGTCCAAGGGTTCGGCTTGGTTGTGCAGCTCGCAGTAGTCAGCATCAGCACAATCGGCAGCAGATATTTGTAGACCATGCTTGTTCCTACCGATTTTGGCGTTTGGCGCATAAAAGCGTATTTGTTCTGCAATATATTGGTAATCGTATAGTTCCAGGTCATCTTCTAATCCTACGGTAATAATAAGCTCATCGTGCATTGAGATAAAGGGAATAATTGTATCGTAGGCGTGGATTGCGTGATTTATGACAGCATCATAGCCAGCTATATCAGCATCAAAACAATTATTTTTTCTGAGACAAACACCGTTTACAAGGAAGACTTGTATGGATTTTGGTCTGAGATCTTGTAGAAGCTGCAAAAGACACTCATCCGACTCGCCAAAACTCTTCCAGAGAAATGAGATGGCGAATCTTTCTACGCCGTCGAACATTTCTATTACCTGGCTACAATCAGTGGTTTCTGAGCGCAAACCAAGGAAAGTTAAGCCGTAATAATTGTCTGAAGTTGGTGGCGTATCACTGTTGCTGCTGCCACTACCACCGCATGAGATGAGCAGAAGCATTAGAGTTGGAACTATAATTTTCGCCATTTTGTCATTCGTCCGTCACCGTATCTATCCCAAGTATCTAGATGTACGAATGTATTATATTGCCCTATACCTTTCCACTTTCCAAAATCATGAGCAATAGTCATAAGGCTGTGGGTAGGAAGTCCTTCTGCTGTTACATCAAATGCTTGTCCACGACAATGAGGTGACATGCTGCTACCATGCCCCAATGCAGCGTGTTCTTTTGGTGTGCGATAGCCTCTCAGATTCAGTCCTCTATAATTTACGAATAGTGGAAAGTCTACATATTTTCTGAACTCTTGGAGCAGGTCTAGTGAGAGTAGATCAATACCTATAACCTGTCCTGTTTCGTATCGTTGTAGAGCAATAGGACTAAGGACTTCTGCTGGCGAGAAGTTAGGGAACCGTTTTTCCCAGTCACTAGCTTTCATTTGTGCATTACCATGTTGTTGATAACAGCAATAAGACCAGCTATGGCACCTCCTACAGTGGTTACAATAACAGTATAGAATTTGAATCCTTGCTTGGTTTTTGGCGTGAAATGTTCACGAATGAAACCAATTTCAGAGCGCAGCCGTTGATGTTCTACACGAATATTAACCATCTCATTTGTGATAGCTCGCACATCTTTTTGTAGAGTTTTTAGCTCACAAAGAAGTATTTCTATTACTTTTTCTGTCATGTCTTTATGATGTAGTTTACGACCAAGAATGGTGGGTTATTAGTTCCAGAAGTCATAGCAGCATCACCATTAACTCCCCCTGTATTACCTACGGAACCAGTCAAACCATGGTTGTGCGTATCATTAGCAGTAGTACCTGAATAAGTATGATTGTGTGTATCACTTGATGTGCTTTGTGTAGTTAAACTTGTTACTGCATTACCGCTAATTGGGCTTGTTTGACCATAACCTGTTGTTCCAGTTGGCTGATTAGTCATTGTATGACTATGTGTATCAGAAGATGTTGTACCACTGTAAGTATGGCTGTGAGTGTCGTTAGCAGTAGCTAATGTGCCTTTACCATGATAGTGAGCAGGTACACTATGAGTGTGATCAATAGCACCCCCTGTATCTCCGAGTGTATTACCAGTTCCACTTGCAGCTTTACCTAATGGGAATTTCTGTCTAAGGTCAGGAACATTAAAAGTAGTAGATCCATCTCCTACACCATACGTAGTGCCAATAACAGCAAATAAATCAGAATAACTTGCTCTTGAGACTGCACCACCATTACACAAAAGATAACCAGTAGGAGCTGTGCTTCCACCGTACATCTGTATAGCTCCTGATGGCATACTTTCACTAACACTAGAGTTTAGTTGACCTAATGTTGCGTATTCGTTGTTAGCTGTAGCAGCATTACAGTTAGTATGCTTGTAGCCTCCCATAGGGAGGTTTCCAGTAGGAGTATTCTGTCCGTCTTTTGTTAGCGCATTGTTGATACCATTGGCAAAGTCATTGTCCTGCGTATCATGCCTACCAGCTTCAATGCCAATACCTAGACCAGCATCACCAGCCCAGCCTCCTGTACCTGCATTACCTTTCGTATATGTTCCACCACTCCAAGGCATATTATTCTCCTAATGCTGCTAATAGTTGTTTTATTTGTGCCCGTCTATTGATTGCTTCTACATCCACTTCTTTACGAGGAAGCATAGGAGTTACTGCTTGTGCAGCAGTGCGTCCTGTCACTACTTCAGGTAATCGCGCTCCTATTTGTGCACTCAATGCTTGTACAAGTGGATCTTCCATTACCCTTGCTAACTCACCTTTAGCTCTTCGTGTACGTGCTAATGATGCTCCCGTACCTATCATTGCTGGAACTATGTTTCCTGTTTGTGCAGCTAATTGTAATGGAGTACCTGCTCCACCGCTGGTGCGTATTTGTGCAAAGAAGTCTTCTATTACGTCTCCACCATAAACCTGGCCACCACGTTTTAGAAAGCCGTTTCGTAGGTCAACTGCTTCGCCATACTCTTTGTTAATAGCTTTTAAGTTTTCAAGTACATCAGGCTTCAGTTTTTTCTTGTTTACTAAGATAGCAACCCGATTCTCTATTTCATCTTTCAAGTCTTCGCGAATAGCTTTCTGTACTGTCGCAGTAAGTGGACTGTCATCCCATGTGTAATTTAATCCAATCTTAGCGCGTTGTAAGTCTTCAATGCTTCCACCATTTTCAAACTGACGTATGATTGCTTCTCTTTCTGCTTTTATTCTATTAGCTGCTTGTTCTTTAGCTTCTCCAGAAAGTTTAGCTAAGTATTTTTGTGAGTTTTCACTCATAAAGTCAGGAAATACATCTGCTTTTACATCAGCTTCATTTATTACATTTCCTAAACGTCCACCTAACTCTTCTCGTAATACTTCTAAGTTAGCAGCGTTTTGAATTAAATCAGATTCAGTATCTACAATACCCCTCTTCTCAAAGTCTTTTAGAGATTTAACTAGCGAAATTTCTTGCTTTGTCTTTACCTTCTTACCCTTAGCAGCCATTTCTTTAATGTTGCGCGTAATATCACTCGGTCGTAATCCAAATGATGACAGCCTCAACCTGTCTGCTTCTGTTGCTACGTCAGAAAAAATTTTACCAGCAACACTACTAGCTGCTGAACCTAATGTACCTACTGCACCAGTAAGTGCTCCAGCTGTTAGGCGTTCTTGAACTCCACCTTCTCCTGCTCCAAATCCTGCAACTATTGCTTGTGTAGGAGCTGCACCTACTACCGCTTGTGTTAATTTTGCACCAGGAGCTGCTGCCACTGTTTGTCCAAGTCTAGTTGCTTGCTCACCACGGCCAATCATTGATAGCTTTTGTAGTGGGTTTAGAATAAGACCACTTAATAGCTCTGTGCCTAGTGAAGTTACTGGAGCTGCTTCAGCAAATCGTGCTCGCTCTTGTCTAATACGTCCTAGTTCTGCTTCGTATGGTGTGCCTCTTGCAGCAGAAACTAATCCTGCCTCTGCTTCTTCAGCTAGGTTAAATGTCGGCCCAGCTAAGTAAGAACGGCTAAGACCAAGAATATAATCTCGTAATCCTAAGTCAGGTTTTGTAGGTACCGTTGGTGCAACGGGGGCTGCTGGTGGCTCAAGTCCTACATTTTCAAATTCCGCTAGAAAAGAACCTAAGTCTTCATTATCGGCCATTTTGTAGTTCCTCGTATTGTGCTTTTAACTTCTTTACCTCTTCTCTTTCGGCTGCACTAAGATTAGCTAAGCCTTTACGAGCTAATGCTCCTAGTCTCATCTCTATATCTTCTTGGCCAATAGTTTTTGTTACTTGCTCGCCTCTTTCTTCTGCTTTTGCTTGTCGCTTAGTAATCTCTTCAAAACTAGGAGCTGCGCCATAATAACTAATGTTTCTTGGTTCTAGTCCACGTTCTATTGCTCGCTTCTCATAGAAATCTTTTGCTTGAGTATATGCACGAGTATTTGCCGTGTAGCTACGTTCAGCAATACGAAGAACACCTTGACGCAATTGTGGCCCTAATGAACCTTCACCACGTAATACTTTATTGAGCTGTCCTTTAAATTGCTCTGGTATGCTTTGGCTTGCTGCTACTGCTGCTTGTTCACCTTCACGTACAGCCATGCCAGGTTCAATTAACTGTACAGCTCTACGCACCAGTTCTTGGTCAGCTACAGCACTTGGATCTTGTACTGCTGCACCTACAGTTTCGGCAGCTATTTTAATGAGCCCGTAATTTTTAACTTCTGGCAGCTTATTGAACTCTAGGCGCAACTTATCTTCCATTTCACGAGATTTAGTTCCAGTAATTGGTAATGTTGCACCTGTGCCTAATACGTCTCGTAATCCTGGAGCAATTATTCCTTCTTTTAATGCAGCTAGTTCTACGGCTTGTCGTTGCTCTTGTTCTGCTAGTTGTCTCGCTTGCTCACGCTCTTGAATAGCACTAAGCCGATTTAATGCTGTACTTTGAAGACGGCTTTGCATATCCGATGGTAATTGCCCATATATGTCTGCAACTTCTTGTTGTGTTTTAGCACCAACTATCCCAGTAAGAGCTGGCATCAACGCCTTGTTGCGCTCTTCTGCTTCTTGTCGTGCTTGATAACCAAGTAGCCCTGCAACTAAAGAACCACCAAGTACAGTTGCAATGTTAGAACCAGTAGAACCATACGGGTTTACCATCTTAGGCAATGCGCTTGCTATGCCACTTCCTATACTTCCGTATATGTTTTCACGAGGACTAAACCCAAATCCTTCTTGTTGAGCTAATAGTTGTGCTAACTGTTCTTCTTCTATAGTAGCCATTGTTACCCCTTAGCTGAAAAATCCTGCCCCAATTCCTTGCGCTAATCCTTGTGCAAAGTAATTACCTGTGCTCATTTGTGGCTGTTGTTGTGGTGCTTGCGCTGCTAATTGCGTTTCTAGTCGTTTTACTGCGCCTTCTTCTTTTATTCGTTGCAATTCAAACGTTTGCTCAGGTGTTAGCTTTCCAAAGTTAGCTGCTTGTGCTGCTCCTAATGTTGCTCCACTTGACATACGCTGCATTGCAAGTTGGTTAGCCATTTGTTCACGCTGTAATTCTGCTTGCTGTAGGTTCGCTTGTTGCTGACCAAATTGAGCATAGAATGGACTGTATGCTCCAAGCATTTGACCAGGAGCTTGATACTGTTGTAAGGCTTGATTAAAACCTTGTTGCTGTACTGCTTGCGCTTGTTGCTGCGCTACTTGCATAGCATTTTGTCTTGCAAAATCTTGTCTCTGATTAAGCTGTGACTGCAAAGTTTTGTACGCTTCGCTGTTAGGGTCTAAGCCTCTTTCAGCAGCCATTTGCTGAAAGTTGGCTTGTTCTCTTGCAAACTGTGGGCCTTGAGTCATCTCAAACTGGTTCATGACATTTTGATAGGCTTGGTTCATCATGTCCTGATAATTACCAGGTTGGAACGCTCCAGCTCCTTGTATTTGTCCCATGAGGGATTCAATACCAGCAGCAGTCTGACCACCTACACGCTCAAACATTTGTTCTGGAGGAAGCTCTTGAATAGGTGCTGGCTCACTACTTGGTTCTTCATATAGACCAGCTTTTTTAAGTCTGTTAATTCCTCGTTTACCTAGCGTTTCACCAGCAGCTTGCCTAGCTTGCAACTCTTTAATAGTAAACTTAAACGGCTTGCCAGTCTTAGGATTGATGTTTGGACTTTGTGCTAATGCACCTTTTCCTTTCTTTTTACGTGCCATTTATACCTGTCCTCCTTGGTCAAATCTTATCTCAAATCCATAAATTTGACAGTCTGCTTTATTTACACTTCCTCCGAATCTTACTGCTGCACTATGCCCTTGCCCTTTGACGGCATATCTGTTGAATATAAATTCTGTCGTAGATGCCCACGGACTACCCCAAGCACTGCCCCAAGGAGTACTAACGGCTCCTCCTGTTGAGATAGTCTCAACTACTTGATCTCTAGCAAAATCAGTGTCAATACCTAATGACAATGTTAAGCCCTTTCGAGTCTTAATTAGTGGTCTGATATCTTTGAAAGCCTTAAAATTCCCTCGTGAATTGTAGAAGGAAAACGCTGTTCTGCCTTCAAAGGTAATAGCATTATCTTTATCTGTATTACCTGTTTCTGCGCTGTAAACGTATCCATGAAAACTACCGTAATATGGAGCACCGTCTACAATCGCAAGTGTTATGCCATCCTCAGCATCAAATAATTCGTATACACACCAGCCACCTGTATCAATACTAAATACAAGCATGGTAGTGGTGCTTTCTGAACTTGGCACATTTACAAATACCCTCCTGCCTTCAGGCCAGAATATACCATGCCAACGTGGTGAGAATTTAAGCAAGTTGGTGTATTGAGTGATATAGGGGTTTACTCGTGCGCTTACTACGTTTACTGCTTGCTCAGGGGATGCTTGAAACAATACAGATACAGGCACAATTCCCTGCTGTGTAAGTATCCAAACGTCATTGTTTACTTTGATAAACGCTCTATACCCAAGTGGCTTACCAATATAATACCTCGCTACTAACTGCCAATTTGTATCTCCTGGGTAGCTACCACTGTAAAAAACTACTTCTCCTTCACTGCTTATTGCAAAGAATAGGTCTTGACTTGTTTGTGCTGTTTGATTCGTGTAGCTCCCTGCAAAGACAAGGAATCCTCCTTGTTTCATGCTGTATTGCAGGTCAAACGATGTTAGAGCAGAAGCTCCTACGGCGTTAGTATTTCCATACCAGAACTTGAGCGTGTCTTTCTCTACAAAATATATACGTTCTCTGTAGGTGCTAACATTAATCAAATCAGCTAATGTAACACCTGTAAACGTACTATCTGCAACTGTAGTACCATTATAGACTTGTACAGTATCTTCTCCATTACACATATACAGGTTGCTACCAAACTGCTGTGTCTGCATATTGGAGAAGTTAGCAGTAATTGGAGTGCTACCTGTAATATCAGTAGCTACTCCTGCCACAACCTTGTATATCTTAGGCGTTCCACCTTCTGAGACTACAATCATCTCGGAAGATCCATCTGCCTTGTTGTAATCTGCTATTGTGTTTACAGCAGTATTAGAAGCAGATAGGTCTACATACTCTTCATAACCTTTACGAGTAATAGGAGCTGTGGCACCAGGAAACACATTGACCAATTCCAATGCATAAGACGGGTCCATATTATCTATTGGACTTATTAGGTCTAAGCCTCCGTATGGTGGAGGCATTGTGAATCCTTGAAACGCCATTTAGCTTTTACCTAAAAAGTCCTTGTGCAAATCCTTGTGCAAGCATGTTAGGCTGTTGCCCATAAAACTGATACGGCTGTTGCTGCGGTAATAGCGTATTCCTATATGGTGCGGATATCTTGTCTAACGGAATTTTTCCTGTTTCATAAGCATTTCTTAATGCTGGCATGTACCCAGGCTCAGGCTGCTGTGGCTGATATGGCTGCATAGGTCCACGATACATCATGTCTGTAATTGGATACCTATACATTTTGTCTTGAAATAGTGGCTGCTGATCCATTCCTGATTGGTACTGACCTCTAGCCATTGCATCTTGCATCATTTCAGGTGTTGGTTTTTGCATTGGCGGTTGCTGTCGTAGTGCTTCCAGTTGCTCATCAGTAACTTGGAACCCTTGATCCATTGGTATCTGCCCTCTACCTGGCATTGGCATAGGCATAGGCATTGCTTGTACTGGTTGCCCTCTATCTGGCATTGGCATTGGTGCAGGTCTGTTTTGCATACCACGTACAGGTAGCCCTGCTTCTTGTCTCATTTGTCTACGCATTTGTCGTGCAGCACCTCGCCCTTGCTCCGCACGAACATCACGAATCTGCTGTCTTTGTTCATCCGAAAGCCTTAGGTTCGGCCCTTTACCCATCATTCCTAGTGCCATTATTGTACTCCTTGTGCTGCAATTTCTTGCTCCATTAACATGTTCAAATTGTTCTGCTGAATATCATGATATTCTTGATTGATTTTACCTTCCGCTAACATATTCGATATGTGTTGTTGTGCAGCAGGTAAATCAAATTCATTCTTTTGCATGAAGTATCTAAAACGCTCTTTGACTTGATCGTCTGTAGCGTTAGCTGTGCTTCCTTCATTGTCAGCAAGAGAAGCTAATGCATATTGAGCTGCTATAGATTCCCCAGTCTTGCCTTCACCGATTCCCATAAGAGTTGACATCAAGTTACCATAGGATGCTGCTTGTCCATGAACAGCATTTTCTTTTAGGTTAATGTCACCACTCTTTTCATCAGTTCCAAACCCAAACCTATCTTTGCCCCAATCAAATACTGTGCCGTCAGGAAGTGTACCCTTCCATGTTTCTGGATCCCATAAACCTACTTCAGATTCATTCATTGCTTTTCGCCATTTGTCTCGAATGATTTGTCTTTCTCCTTTGCCCGAACCACTGATGCCTTTTATAAAGCCTATAGTTCCACCAACAATAGCTCCGATAGCAGTTCCAACTCCTGGAATAGCACTACCTACAGCAGCACCAGCAGCAGCTCCTTGAGCAGTTGCGCTGCCTGTTTGACTTTTTGTGATGTCATCATTAAGAGCAAGTTTTCCTAATTGATATGCACCGTAAATTGCCCCAACTGGCCCTGCTCCTGGAATACTCTGCCCCATTGAACTTGCTAGTTGCCCTGCGCCAGTATATGCACCTAATGCTCCTTCTAACTTGTCACCTGACTTAAATTTTTGTACTCCTTGATAAACATTGTATGCACCAAGAGCACCTTGCAGTGCGTCTCCAACTCCAAATTCGAAGCCACCCGTATCAGTTGTAGTAGGAACATCGGTAGTTGTAGTAGGGGCATCCGTTGGGGTAGTAGTTGCAGTAGGAGTAGTAGTTGTAGCATCAAAGGCTGCTTGTGCTTGTTGAACGGATTCACTAGGAACCTGATCGCGTAACAGTTTGTCAACGGCTCCTATCTCTGCATCAGAACCAGAACCAAACAAACTTTCATATAGCTTATCGCCTTTTTCTCCGAGAATAGGCTTGTCAGTGACGTAGTTGTATAAGCCTTTAGCTCCTGCTAATCCTACAATTTGTCCACCTAGACCAGCTCTTTGAGCTTTGGCTTCTCTGCTTGCAGCAGCTTTTTGTTGCTCTTGTGCTTGCCTATGACGGTTTGCCTGTATGTTCTGGATTATCTGTTGATACCCAGATTGCTGCGAGGCTTGCAGTTCTGGTACACCCTGTCTACGCAATTCATAATAACGGTTATAGGCTTCAGTTAAACTCATTATATAAACGTCCCAAAAGTAGCTATACCCTCACGCGCATACAATGTGGTCTGCGGATAACCACCTGCATACACAACTTTTTGTGGATTCATCCTGCTGTAATCCTCATTCAACTGAACGTCGAATTTAGGAATGACTGTTAGCCCGTGTATCTCAGCAAATCTTTCTAATACCCCTTGCTCTAACGTCTTTTCATTGAAAACTGATACGTCAGTATTAGCTAAAAATTCAGGATATGCACCGTCGTAGTACGTCCAAGTTACTCCCCCATCGGATACAGAACCACTACTATGAGTAGGAGGAGTACCACCACTGGTTCCTCCGCTAGTCGTAGAATAATAATTTCCATTGTAGAAAGTGTATGCACCAGCACTGTAAACTGTTCCTGTAGTCCAAGTAGCAGGTCTTGCATATCGCTCTGCTACATATTGAAAGATAATGTTCTGACCCGTCGTGTCTGGTGTCGGATCAATCAATATTTGATTGTCGCTCAGTCCTCTAAACTGAAACCTTTGATAGACGGTTGTGCTTAATCCGTATCCTAATATCTCGCCATATTCTTGCTCAGTCATCGGCCCTAACAAACGCCACCTAGTCGAGCTGTTCCAGAATGTATTGTAATGATATTGGCTGAAAGCTGCTGGCAATGCATAGGTAGCTTGCCCTGCTACAGTTTGAAAGGAACCAGAGGCAAACAGTATAGGCCAATTATACTGTTCGCCCATGAGACGATTGATGCGTTGCACCATTGTGCGTAGCTGTTTTGTGGTGGTTTCAGTAGATGCAATAACATTGCTTTCTACCGTATAACCAGCCTCGTTTGCTACATTCTCAACAATCGTCTGTAAACTCATTCTTCCTGCTTTCGGGGTCTACCCTTTTTTTTTGGTTCTGCTGCTACTCGTTCAATGCGAATCCCTTCAGTAGCTTCTATTCGTTGCATCAACAATTCGACTTGCTCTTCTAACTTGTCAGCTCGCTTACGCTCACGATCAAGCTGTTGTTGCATCGCTACTACTTGAGCTTGTTCACAGCTCGCAGCTTCTAACCACTCTTTTGCTTCTTTTATGTATTGAGATAGTGGCCCCATACGCCGGCGCACTTCATCATTAGCTTCTGCAAGTTGTTCTACTGTTCGGAACCCAAGGTACGCTAGTTCATGTACTGCACTAGCTGTAATGCGTGTCCACTCTTTTAGTGGCATCCCAGATTGCACTTCTCCCATACCAGCAGTAAAGGCTTCCCATAGTTCTGGAAATTCGTGCTTGTCTTTTTCTTCAATAGCTCTGACAGTTTCATCACCACCTGGCCATTGGATAGAAATAGAAGGAACCTCGTCGTATATGTCCCTTCCTGCTTCATTACTTTTCTGATCGTTCTTACGAACTACGTTGAGGAATTTAACGTTAGCTCCAGACCACCTACTACGGTTTTGCTGTCGCCCGTTCATTATTTGTTCCCAGTCAATTTGTGCCATTTTAGTCTCCTATATAAAGGCTTAGTAACCTGCATATAGTTTAGCATAGTTGACAAATGAGGGGAGACTTTCATCTCCCCTCTGGCTTGTTACTAATTGACTGTTAGGTAGCCTGTAGACTTTAGCTCTACCGCAGCAGCACCAGTGTTAGTGGTAAGTCCCACAACATTCTTGATGAGTGTAGTAGAAGCATCGTCAGCGACACCAGCAGTTGCAGTAGTGTTAAGGTTAGCGTCAGCAGCATAGGAAGCAGCAGCTTTCCCCTGAATACCTGTACCAACTCCACCACCGCCAACACCGCCAACCCATACCCAGAGGTACTCGTTGTCAGCAGCAGCTATTTGAGCCACACCTACTTGCAGGTTGTTTGAACCAGCGTTTGTAGTTGTGAGCATAGCAGCTTGGCCGTCGTCACTAATTTTTACAAAGGCATACTGATCTACTGCGCCATCGGCTTGAACAAACATCCATTCGCCATTGACATCAGAACCAACATCACCTACCGCAGCAGGAAGTGGAACAGTAGTACCATCCCAAGTCTTGCCACCATTTACTCCAAAAGAACCGCTTCGTGACATATCAATCTCCTTATCTATTACTGGTAAATAACAGCTTGTAGAGCTGGAGCTGAACAACAGAGGTTTCCTTCAATGATAATCACAGTGAAGAACGCATCTTGGTCAACAGGACGGGCCATGTCTGGTGCGAGTGGCTTGAAATCAGCTCCTCGTACTAGATCCATAGTGAAGTACTTCGTGTTAAGAAGTCGGCAGCTATTTGTTTCTAGAACAGCAGAACCATATCCACCGTCGAAAACAAATGACGCTCCGTCATATTCCAGTGCTCTGAATCCAGCCTGTCCTTTCTTGACAGGAGACTGGATACGCTGAATGGCAGTCATTGAACCATGAAGTAGTTGCCAAGCACTACGCTCCATAAGTCCAAGGTCAGGCATCTCATCACCACGAGTAACTTGGCTGATAGCGTCAGTAATAGTTGCCTGTACGTTACCAGAAGTTAGAGTTGTGTTAATCGCAATGTTTCGTGCGAAAGTGTTGGTTGCTCTGTCAATACCACCGTATGTACCAGAAGAAGGGCTAGTTGAGATGGCTTTCTTGATACCATCAAATTCTAGTCCTCCAGAGCCAGTTCCGTCACCTCGAATAGAAGTTCCGACTGTGTTCTTGAGTCTAGCGATAGCAGCATTAATCTTAGTCTCTACGAGATCAAGAAGTTGTGCTTCATCTCTGTTAGCTCTTCTGTCGCGCCCTGAGATTGCCACTGGCTCGTAGGCTTGCTTGATAGCAAACTTGAACGCTGTGAAATCATCAATCGCGTCTAGGTTAAAGGATGAAAATCCAGAGTAGAATCCACCTACTGCTGAATCGTTATACATAATTGGCTTTCGGAGTTCATAGCCTCCAGAAAACCGTCGTACCAAGCCCTGCTCCTGCAAAGATGCAAGAAGAGGGTTATGGTGCAATACTTCGTCGGCAATAGCATCTGACTGATCAAACAGCGTTGCTACCACCGCTTCTTCTAAATTCGCCATAATTTATCCCTATAGAATCAATCTCCATTGAATCTTCTCTGGAGATTTTCTCTTATATTCTTCGATTTTATAGACGGGGTGCCACTTCCTGCGGAGCCCGAAATAGATTTAGTAGCAGACTTAGCTTTTTTAGTTGCTTGCACTTTTTGTTCGACTTGAACAGGTGCCTCTAACTTGGCTGTTAAAGCAGCGAAAGTCGGGTTTCCTTTAGTCACATACTCGTAGGCTTGCTCAAGAACGTCTTGAGGAGAACCTCCCTGTTGTGCAAGAGCTTGCACTATTGGTGCCATGGCTTCTTCTAGCTGCGCTG